TAGAAATTGAACAGAAAATGGGCTGGCATTATACCTATATTCGATGCAACAAAAACAACTTGTCCTAACTGTTTATTGTTATATCTAACAGTCATGCAGTTCCTTCTTAATATTGAATCAGTCAACAAGTCGCCAGATTTGTCCATATCTATTCCCATTTGAGGCGTTGAATAGGTAGCTCTTATTTGAGAAAGTGTTTTGATCGAATTGTTATTTGATGGTTTCAAAACTGTTGGAGATTGCTCAGTCGTAACAATCTCCGTTTTGCCCAAATAATTGTAGGCAGTAAATATGCCTACTATCATTGTCGCCAAACCAAGATAAACTTTGTTACTCTCGATAAACTCTTTCAAACTTTCAACCATAGATTTATCCGGACAAACAGTATTATGAATTTCTTTTAATGATTTTTCAAAAGTTGATTCAACTTTAGGAATATAATCAATAGCCTTCGTAACCCAGTATTCAATATTTTCGTTGCGAGTTATTTCCTCCATCATAACAATTCCTTCTTTTGAAACCATATCTTTCAAGAAAGTTTTCAAGTCTATATTCAGAGTGCCATATGCCTGGTCAACTCTCAGTACGAATTCTCTTAAGTGTAAATTATCAACGTTCAAGGTACTTGGTAATTCCCATTTCTTTGATACTATAGTTTCAGTATCAGACGCATCTGAAAATTCCAAGTCTAGATCTTGCATAGACCTCAAAACTAGAGCACTTTGAGACACAAGGGAAGCAGCAGTTTCTAGATTTCTCTTGAAACAATGCTCGCTCCATTCGTATTTTCTAACCATACTGTCATATAATTCATCGAATGTAATAACGGAAAAACTTTTATTACCAGACGAACTAATCGTAGTACAATGAAATTCAAACAATTCAGGATTAATATCAATAACGTCATCTTTGTTAGGTATTAATGTCCTGTCGAATTTCCTCGACATTGGCTCCACTTGTGGATTTATACAATAATGTGACTTCGGAACTACAATAATATCAAAATCTAAACGCCTATGAAAGGCTTCATAAGAGTTTATGCTCTCTATATTAAATTTCGATATGTTAGTCGTTGCGATAATAAACTTTGATTTAAAAAAAACATCTTTCTTGTCCTCAATTGCAGCCATATGTAATTGATAAGGCAACATATTTTTGATACGTATGAATTCGAGAAATTCCGAATTCTGTATTCCTGGAATA